TTAATTCTTCATTCTCTCTAAAGAAATGATTAGATATAGTAAATTTACCAGTCGATAAGTCTACATCCGATGAAACAGAAGGATTAAAATTCTTTGAGAATATAGGAACATTATTATTAGTCAGAGTGAATTCTGTTTTATTAACTCTATTACCCTCAATTGCATTATATTCTTTAAATTCATTATCTTCAAAAATTGGTCCAAATATCAATGGTTGTGGATCATTTAACTTATCAAGAGAAGTGTAAAAACAATGATTAAACGCAACAACTGTAGAAATACCACTTGAATTGTCGGGATGAAATTCTAACTTGAAATTGTTTAATGTGCGAGTAGCACTGAATGTTCCTAACCCCACTGAAGGATCATATTCTGTATTGCTATCTTTTGTAACGGATAGTATTTGAGATTGTTGTATATAAGCATCTGTACCATCGTGAAGTGCTAAAATTTCATGCACTGCTTTAGAAGCACCAATACTAACCTCAACAAGTGATTTTACAGTATCAAATAATTGTGAATTTAAATCTAAGAAGGTAGATATACCTGTGTTAGTTGATGTGATACCCGCATATATTGAAGTTCTCTCTGAACCATCAGATTGATTTTGTGCTTTAAATCTGTATATCTCATTAGCAAGTCCAACTGTACCAAACCCAACATTTTTAGATTTTACTTTTACTGGATTTGAACTGTTATTTTTAAACGTCACATACATGTGAGGATCAGAACCAATATTATCAATAAAAGATGTAACTACTCCTATTTGATCTAGAGATTGATTACTAGGATCAATATCAGTATATGCTTGTGCAGTAAATGTATTATCACCCGAATTTGCAACAAATGCTTGGATGAAATTCATGCTATTATCTACCGTATCAATCGCATGAATAGAAGAATAATTTGATTCATAAAACAGACCACTATGACTTAAATTATATAATGCAACCAGTGTGGTTCCATTTGCTGGACATGTTGCAACTCTAGAATTCAAGAATATAGGACCAACTAATTGTGCCCCATTGCTATCATTATTTGTATTGAATTCTGATGTAAATATTTTTAAATCATAATCGATATCAAGATTTGGATCTGAAGTTGGTTCAAATCTAAATGTATTTAATTCTGTAACACTATCTTTATGTAACTTAAATGTAGCAAAATTATTACTCTCAGAATTAGTTAAACCGATACCAGAATTAATTAAATTTGATTTTTCAATCAATGTATTATTTGTGCCATTACTTACTAATATGAAATCAGCTAATTGCACTCTATTTACTGTGTTTGAAACACTTGATACTCTTACTAATATATTTTTAAATACTTGTGGAGCACCAAATTGAAATAAATCTAGGAATTTATTTGGATCACCTTCTAAATTAGAAAATTGTGAGTTGATATTATCAATAACTAAAACATCATTGGAGTTGCAACTTATAAAATTAGATAATTTTATATTATCAAAAGATATTTTTCTTGTTGTATTATCGGATAAAACTTCATCATCCTTAACAGTATCAATATTTCTAAGTTCATCAACTCTTTTTTCCCCAAATAAATCTAAGGTAATTGATATATTTTCAGTAGATCCGATGCTTGCATTAGTTGTTGAAGTTATACCAGTATCTGCAAAATTCTTCATACCACTGGTATGTAAAATATTATTCACAGAAGTTCTTAAATTTCTCCATTCAATAGGACTTTGAATAGAATATGACATATTCTGATAATAATCATTGTCAGGTATGACTTGAAAATCTTCACTTAATTTACCAACATTGTCATTCCATCCTACATCTTTAAGAATTGAAAAATCTGTTTTTAATCTTGCCTTGTTATTTTTTACTTTTGATATATCTGCTTGACTTCCACTAATTTTTCCTACCACCCTGTCACCAACAAAAAGATTTTCTTTTGTGAATACTTTTAAGTTACCGATAGATGATCTGATTATTTCAAATTTTCCAGATTGTAATTTATTATTTCTGAAAATATTTAATTCTTCACCTTTTCTAAACTGAGATTGATTTTGAGTTACAAAGAACTTAGGATAATCAATATCATTAACTATATTTGCAAAAGTTGATACCACTGTTTTTGCAATTCCAGTGTTTGTTGTTCCAAATTCTGATACATCGATAGTTACCTCTGCGAATCCAGATACATTTGGATCAAAAGCAGATACTCTTAGTAACTTATATCCATAATCTTTTGAATTAAAACCTGAACCAATACCAGAAACTTTTTCAATACCTTCTATAAATACTCTATCATTAACAGCAAATGGATTAGAGGAAAATTGAGGTTGAGGTGTTGCTAATTTACATGTGTATGATGTACCAGCATTTGATTTAACTTCTAATATAGTAATACCATTTGTATTATTAACTGACCTCAGTTGGACTGTGCTTTCAGGTAATCCGATTGGCACTTCATTAATATTAACAGAGAGAATACTATTCTCCAACATAACTGGTTCCAAAAATCCACTATTGATTTCTTCACCAGTATCTGGATTAATAATAATTAAATTAGGAGCAGTTATAAAATCAGATCCACCATTAGTTACACTTACAATACCCAAAGTTTGTGAATTTTCAATTTCAATAGTTGGTGATATTAAACTCTCTGGTTCTAAAGTTTTATCAGAAGAATATTCAAAACCTTCATTTATAATTCTGACTGACTCAACAAATCCTATTGTTTCTGATTTTGGTATAATTACTGCGTCTTTACCAATGGAGTTTTGCTCCATACCTATAAAGTCAGGTAGTTTACTGTAATTTGAACCACCACTGGTAATATTAATTTCACTTATACCACCAGAGATATTTTTAGATGAAGAATCATATTTAAGAACAGCACACTCAGCTGGTAGATATGACATTTTTTCAGGTTTTTGTTTCAAGAAGAAACTAAATGAAGTGTCATTAATTTTTGTAATATTATGTGATCCTGTGTATGCACTATCAATAAATTTAATTTTAGAACCATTTTTTACATCTACGTCACTTGTACTGATAAACCCAGTTTTTTCCAAATTGTAATATAAAAATTCAGGTAAATTTGTACTAAATCCAATTGTTAATCCAGAACCAACCCTAACAACATTGAAATTATCTGTATTTCCATCAGATATAAATTCATTTTTGAACTGTTCATCATAAAATAATTTAAATTCATATCCAGATAACGTAGAATCAGATAGGTCAAACGTTAAATTATTATTTTTAATTGAATGTATTTCTGGATTTATTTTTGAAATTGTTTGTGATGATCCACCAGTTGAACTGATATCAACAACATTAGGTATATTTTTAGTTGCATCAATGAATGTCTCACATAATTTGATATTATCATTATCAACTTTATACACAAAATAATTTTTGTTGAATAATCCATCAGGTAATGAATTTGCAGTATATTTAATTTTATTACCTGTTGTCAATTGATGATCACTAATATTGATGGAATTACTATTTGTATTGATTCCTGTTGAATTAAATTCAATAGGATTGATTAAAATAAATCCTGTGAGTGTGTCTCTCACTAATTTTACTGCAATCGATGTACCTATACCAACAGATAGTTGGGGATTGACTTCTAAGTTAATTTTATCTCCAGTATCTAAACCATGAGATGTTGAAATACTAAGAGTTGTATTAATTTTCTCTACATCACATTTAACTTGTTCAAAGTTTGTTTCAAAAAAGAATTTATCACTATCACCATTTGTTAAACTTATAAAATAAACTTCATCAAAATTAGCACCAAGTCCAGTTTTGATTCCTATTGTGTCTTTACTTTTATTGACAGCATATACCGTTGTAGGTATATTGAAGGTTGTTGCTGGATTATTATCAGTGGATATAGCAATATTACCACCTACTGGTTTGTTGAATAATATTTTTTGATTATTTTTTAAACCATGATTTTCTAAAGTAATTTGTTTTACAGGTGTATTTCTAGTTATATTTTTACCTGCAAAATCAAAGGTAACTGAATGTTCTGTACCATCAAAGGTACCAACTCCTACAGTTTGATTTGGATTAAAGAATATCTTTTTATCTGCTTGTGATTCGAATTTAGGAATAGATTTATTAATCGTGAATAAATCTGTCAAATAATTAATTGTAGATCCTTTTTGATGAGTGGTTGCATGCGATGTATCAGAGGATCTCTCGACTGTTAAAATATTGAGATCTGAATAGATATTTAAAATTTTAAGGGTTTCAGTTCCAATACCTATACTACTTCCTGCAGAAATATTTGATGGGATGTTAGATACAAATATTTCGGTTGTTAATCCTGCAGACGGTGATCCATTTATCGTTGAAATTGCAACAGTTGAAAACTCATCAATCCCTATTTTATATTGACCATTTAAATTTGATAAATCAGTCGTTAATCCAGTAATATTAACAATATCACCTCTTTTTAAATCATGATCATCTGGGATAGATGCAGTAATAATATTTTCTGACCATGTAATTACTACATCTTGTATTTTTTCTATGGTTGTATTTAAGTTTGATATAGGTTTACCATTAATCTGGGATATCGATGCTGTTAAATTACTACCACCAGTACCTGTATTGTCGAATTTAAGTAATTCACCTACTTTGTAATCAGATCCACTATTTAAAATATCAAAACCCGTTATTGAACCTGAAGATACTGAGGTAATCTCTATTTGTTGATCATTTATCTCATTAGTCTCAACAAGAAAATCATTATTAGCAAAATCATCTGATACTTTGTATGGGAACGTATTTCTTAAAATATTTCCCTGATTAAAATTAAATTTATTTTGTTGTATATTATTGAAATTGTGATCTATCTTTTTAGATCTATAAGTTGCCCCAATAAAGTAGGGGAAAGATGATGTATTTGCTGTGCCCACAACAGTAGCATGATAAACATATCTACCTTGTGGAAAATCTACTGTTTTTTCAAATCTACCGTTATGTTCATCTAAATCACCATTGTTTGTAAATACATAGTCTTCTACAAAATATCCATTTTCAAAATTAGGTCTATCTACTATATTTGATGGTTTTAATTCATATCCAGATTCTAATCTTTTAAGACCTGTATTAGTGCTTGGAAGATTTGATGGATCTGCAAATCCAAACGGACCATAAATTGGATTTCCATCATAAGCCCACCCAATTAAACCAGATACAGATTCACCATCATCTTTAAATATATTTGTAGAATATCCTACATGACTGAATTTTAATTTATTTTCTGATTCTTCAAGATTTTGAGAATTATTTTCATTACTATTTTTATTGATAGTAAGTGATCTGACATCTGAGTCTAATAAACCATTAATACCTGAAGATTTTACTTTTATACTAGTTGATGTTGAATATCCAATACCTGCGTTTATTATAACAACATCTTCTAATTTTTGATTAACAATTATTGGTCGTAATTGAGCTCCAATACCAAGACCTGTAGGATCATCTACTATAAGATCAGGAGTAGAGAAGTACTCACTTCCTTTATTTTCAATATTTACGTCCCTTATTTCTCCGTTTTCAATAATTGGTTTTAAAGAAGCACCTTTACCAGTTGTTAAACTAATAATTGGTCTCCTATGATTATTTAATATAGTGGATCCATATCCAGTTCCTGATTCATAAAGATATACATCTTGAATGGTACCTTTAACTTTAGGTGTTGCAACTATAGTTTTGGGAGTTTGAGATGGTATGGTAGTACCAGATCCTAAAGTATCAAAATTTATGAATACTTTTATATCAGGAAACTTAAATGTTTGAAATCCTGATCCAACTGTTTCTAGTGATACTACTTCTCTTCTATTAAAATTAGATGTATTTTTTCCATCAACACCACCATCACTTAAATTAAATGAATTATCATCATTTTTTAAAATGAAATATTTATTATTAGTGTTTAATCCTACTATGTTTCCTTCATACTCAATTAAATCACCATCATTAAATCCATGATTATTGAAATTTATTAAATCACTAGATGTAGATATTCCAGATGGTTTTACAAATAATTTTCTGTTTGTATAATTATTACCACTTTGAATTACATTGACATCCAATAATGATTTTTTTAATCCTACCTTGAATATATGATTACCTAAACCTGTATTTTCCTTAAAATTAATCTTTGGTGTTCCTGCCTCATAATTTTCAAAAGTTTCAAATAATCTTATTGTTGTGTCATTGTCCTTACCAACATAATAAATTGAACCGTTTACTAATCTATCAGTTCCAACACCAACTATTTTTATTGGTTCATATGAATTAGAATCGTAAATCACCGATTCACCATCAGCAAAGTTATGATCTCCTATGAATGTGATAGTTTCACTCACAGTATTAATACCACTACCACTACCAATTTTAGGTGCAGTTTTGAAAAATGCTTTTCTAAATCTTGTTCCAATCACAGGTTCTAATACACAACCTGTCCCATTACCACCAGTAATACCGATTGAGACTACTTTATCAATATCAAAATCTTGTGGATCGACTAGAACGTCTTCTACCACACCTGAAATAACAGGTTGAACTAATGCAGTTGTACCACTACTACTTGATACAGTAACATTGGGTAAACTAATAACATCATAATTTTGACCACCATTTAATAATTTAACAGATGATAAAGGTCCAAAAAATATTTTATCCTCAGATTTATAATTGGTAATTTCAACTCCATTAATTAACATTCCTGTTCCTCCAACAGGAGTTATATCATCATCTCCATTAACAATATTTTCACTTAAATTAAACTTTTTAAATAATTTTTGTGCTCCGATTTCATTGGATCTTTGTGAAAATAATATGAAATTATGAATACTAGTATCAGAATTTTTAGTAAATAATAAATTTCTATCATTTTGTATTCCTGATGGGGATCCATATAATTTAATAGTTTTTGTATCAAGACGTTTTACAAAATATGAACCAGTTTCTAGTCCTACAAGTGATCCACCTTGAGAACTATAAAATATTTTATCTCCTGTTTCAAATGGAACATCTACTGGAAATTTAATTGATGTCCCTTTATCCTCTACCAAATCAGTTATAGTTGCAATTCCTGAAGCTGCACTAGTTTCTGTGCCGAATCCCACTGAGAGATTTTTTGTAGATTCTGTAATCTGATAAAAAAATGGGTTTGATTGATCAGGATTAATCGTTGATGATGGTAATGAGTTTGATGCTACGTATGCTACATCATTATCAGTATAAATGTTTTGAACATCAGATATCAAAACATTATTTCCAAACTCAATCGGGGTGTTAGAACTGCTTGGTTTATTAAGTTTTTTTCTTAATTTGTATTTACTTTTGTCTTCTTCTGTTACAAGATCTGGTATAATATCATTATCACTTAATGTAATTTCATTTCCATCAATTTCAGTTACAAAAATCGTATCATTTACTTCAACTACAGTATTTGTTCCTCTTAATACTATTTCAACTATGTCACCCTCCTTCAAACTTGATCTGTCAATAGTGCCGCCTAATGTAATTCCACTATTATCTTTCCCAATGATAAAATATGATGAACTGGTATTGTAGATCCAAGAATTGCAGAATATTTCTTTAAATGATAATTTATTATTTTCTACCTTATCACCAATATTTTTAACTGTGATTATTTCACCTTCATTAACATCAAGATTATTAGTTTGTTCAAATTCGGATAAAACTCCAGTTAATCTAAGAACTACTTTTCTATCTAAATCACCATCCTCAAATCCAAAATAAGTTATATTGGATCTTACATTCTGTATTGGATTAATTGTATCACCTATACCCGTGCAATTTAAAAACTGGTTTACTGTTTTATCAGTATATGATATTGTGTTTGTGCCAGATATTATAGTTCCTGCAGTTCCAAAACCAACAGTTGAATCAACAGTGACTACACTTGAACCAGGTTCAATCTTTTCGATTGCTTTTGTATTTGGTACAACTACAAAATCCCCTGCAATATCAGAACTTTCATCATAACCTACAAATAATCCAATCTTGTAATATGTGGTAATACCACTTAAACCAGAATCTTTTCTTTCAAAAGGTTCTATCTCTGATATTGAGGCATTTACATCAATATCAAGGTCACTTCTAAATAAAGTTTGTCCTGCTAATCCTTTTAATAATGATTGTCCTTTAAGTCTTCTTGGATTACCCTCTAATAATTCTGCAACACAAACTCTTCTTCTAACATAATTTGCAGATGATGGTTTTATTAATCTTTCTTCTAAGTTTAGTATACTTGGTGTAATTCCATATAATATATTGAAAAGTATTCTAAAAGATTCTTCAGTTCCTTTTGTTTGATATAATGATTTTGCTTCTTTTATAAATGTTCCAACATCTAAATTTGACTGTAGATTTGTTTCCTCTAATCCTGGTAAGAATGTTTTTTTGAATTTTTTGTAAAATTCTTTTAAAAATAAAGAACTTAAATTCTTAACTGTCGATGATGATGTATGCTCTGATGCGACTGATGAATTGAATACTAAGTCTTCTTTATTCGTATCCGAGTGATAACTGGTTATCCCACTAAAACCACGTTTACAACCAATAAAACTATTTGGTGTAGAATCTGTGTATGTTATAATTTCACCATCAATTTGGAGTAAACCATAATGATTTGGAAATCCTTTCGTGCTGGTTACATTAATTATTTCAGCACCAGTAGTAGTAACACCAACTGTAGTGGAACTATCAACAATAACTTCGGGTGTTAAATTATCTACATTTAAATATTGGTCTAAGTTATCAATTAGATCACCTGAACTTCCCTGAAATTCTTGAGAAATATAATATTGTTTTAAAAAATCAACGGCCAGAGGACTCTCATCCTGAACAAATTCAGGAAGTTGATTTGATAATATATCACCAATTTTAACTTTACTTACAATCCCTGTTTCTATCATGTCCTAATTATAGTTCCATTTGGATAACTTGATGTATAGAAATCTCTAGTAAATTGTACTCCAGAAACTTCGTCACCTGATGAAATTACATCTCTTACCATATTTATTGTACTATTTGATATGTCTAATGAGATGTACAAATCCTTCAAACCTACAACATCATTTGATCTAGGAAATGCTTGAATTTGAATTACATTATTTGGTTTTACCGTAGATGTAATATTAATTGTTGATACATTTATTTCTCCCTTTTCATAATCTACTGATCCTGCAGATGAAATTACGTTTCCAATACTTCCATCACTTTTAATTTCAATAATTCTTAAAACACCTGTTTTTAAATCAGTATTTGGAACATCTGACATGTAGTATGTTCCATTTTTTCCAAAAATGCTAAATCCAGTCGATTTTATATTAAATCCATTTGGATCAATAAAGAATTTATTACCAAAACATAATTCATATTGGGTAAATTGATTTACTGATGCTTGCAAATTTCTTCGAATTCGAATTTTAGTGATATTTGATGTTATACCATCATCAGTATCGTCAATTATCTTCAAAAGTTTACTATATTTCAATCTACCACCAAATTGATTCAAATTGATAGATTTTGAATATCGAGTAAGTGAATTTATTACATTTGTTCTTAAAGAATCTGCTGATGATATGAATGAATCATTATAATACACATTTGAATCAAGTTCAACATATAGAATTTTTAAATCAACGATTTTTTGATTAATTCCAGATATTGTATATTGTTTTAACTTTGATAAAATTTGATTTTTAGAAAAATCTGATATCAAATCACCATTTTTTGGTTTAATACTAATAACGACTGTACCAAACTCTGGAGGATCAAGTTCTTCACCACCAATCACAGAAACAGACTCAGTATTTGGAAAAATTTTCTTAATTACTGCTTCATAATCTCTTGATGTCACTGCACGATTCTGTGATGAGTAAGTAATTGGTGAAAAATACTTAATTGAATCAATTGATTCAATTTCTCCACCATTTTGTGCTCTTGATATCATATTGACTACTGGAGTTTCAAAATCTACACCTTCAATTGAATTATTCAATGAATTTACTTTAGTTAATCTGCCTGAGAATGAAAAATTTTCGGCACCATTACCATTTTCACCATCTGTAGTCAAATATTTGACAGTTATGATATCTCCATCCTGATTTATACCATTTCCAAGTTTTTTACCAAAAAATCCATCACCAAATTTCAATTCATATCTTTCATCTTGAATTTCACAAATTAAAAATATTTTTGAATTAGAATTTACGTTAATTATATCATTTACTAATGAATATTCAGTTCCATTTCCATCAGAACCATCAGGTTTGACATGAACAATTATTTTTGAAGTGTCAACAAACGCATTATCTAAAATAAATCTCTGATCAAGTGATCCATCATACTTAAATGTCTTCTCAAGGTAAGTTCCTTGAAAAATATTGATATTTTCGAATTTTGCAACCCCGTTGATAACATTTGCAGTGATTGGTTCGACGATTGCATATGTAAATGACTCATTATCTACGTCACCAACGCATACTGTACCAGGTTGTAAGGTGACTGCAGGTGTATTACTATTAACTGTGACATCAAAAGATACCACTGCCGTTGCTGCCGTTCTTGAACGTGGTTTATAACCAACATTTCCTGCCAAAGATACCACATTTTGCCTTAAAGTGGCAGAATCTAAGAAAGATTCGTTAACTGCCATGTTAGAGTTGAATGCAGTGATGTAAGTATTGTATGCAAGAGTGTCAATTAAGACAGAAAAGTTCGAACCATCGAAGTCAAAGTCCGAAAAATCGGAATTTGCACGTAAATAGTCCTTAATTGATGTTTTTATCTGATCGAAATCAAGATTTGTGAAGTTTGAGAAAGGCATTTTACCTTGTTGCCTCTAATATGAATGAATATTCCTGAGTTGGGAACTCTTGACCGACTATATCATAGATTACAATGACTTCAAACTGATTTAAATCAGGTTGGGGGTCAACTTCAACCCTTACATTATTAACTCTTGGTTCAAAATTAGCAATTGATGTCTTAATTTGCTCCTGAATTTCGTTTGCAGTACCAAAATCTACAAAATTGAAGAGACTTTGGTATACATCTGATCCAAAATCAGGATTAAAGAACTTTTCAGTTGGAATTGTTTCGACAATATTACGCACAGAACGACTTATTGCCCTCTCATTCTTGAGAATTGGTAAATCATTAGTGACTGGATGGGGTACAAACGATAAACTAATGTCTTTAAAAGCTTTTGATACCCTTTTATATGCCATGAACCAAGTTTTATATTTATTTATACCGTTTTTTTACAAATTATCCGAGTTCTGGTTCAATATTTAGTTCGACAGTGCCTGTTGCCGTATTTCCTGTACCAATTGCTGCATCAATTTCATTTTGATTTAGTATAGTAACCGAAGATTCTTGTCTTTCTTTTGCAGTTTTCCAGAAATAATTCTCTTCTGAACCTAATCCATCACGATCATGACCATTTTCCACCTGATAATACACGGTTGATACCTTAAAATCAGGAATCTTAGGTGTCTCAGGAGTGATACTGTTGTCATAGATCCTCATTCTGTTGTTTGGATAGAGGCAAAACTGCCCATTATCAA